CTTTTTTACCGTAGCCCATTACGCTTTCCTTTTTACTGGTTTTTTCTTAGATTTCTTTGCGTCCGTCTTAATGACTTTTAAATTTGACCAAGCATTGGGATATGCAGAACCCCGGCGCTTAGACATAGCCTTAGCTCTTGCAATTTGTGCTTTAGTCATTTTTGCCATGATGCACCCTGTGAATTACAATCACAGAATATCACATTATGCTATTCCACGCAATCCGCGCTTGATTGGTGCGCCCCATTCGACTTCGGGTTTATAACCAACAGCCAAATATCTAAACGCATCTGCCCCGTGAGAAGTCCAATCGTGCAAAGGTCTACCGCGCCAAGACTTCATGCGCTCGTCAAACTCACGCCGATATTGCAAAAGCGCCTCGATGCCTCGATCACATTTTTCTTCATCAAACCAGCAACGGTTCAACATAGAACGAGCGGCTTGTATGCCATCCTCGATGCCCAGCCGTGGCGCAATATCTACGTTTTTAATGCCCAGCGCGTCCAAAGTTTCTAAACGGCTTTTACCTGTGCCAAGCTCTTTCACACGAACATCGTGGGGCAATATGTGCCGATCATAATGGTATCCACGCTCACTTAAAGCCTTAGCGTAATGGTCCAAGCCAACGCCGCTGCTCTCATAATAATCAATCAAGCGTATTTCTTTGCCGACATATTGAGCAAACCAAATGGCAGTGCTGTCGCCAATACCCAAGTCCCAAGCGGTTATTACACCAACGCCGGGATCATACGGAACTTTTGATACACGCTTTTCCTCTTTGGCTTTTTTCATTTCCATAGCATAATATGCGCCTTGGATCGCCGCTTCAAAAGAACAAAGAAACTCTTGAGCATACCGATCTTCACCCATAGTGCGTTTGGCTTCTGCTAATTCTTCATCGTCCAAGACGCCCGTTTCGTCGGCCTTATACATTGCGCAGAACCAATCAGGGTCACTTTGTGCGTGGTGATAAATGTCCCAGAAATCGTTTTTGCCTTTTGGCGTTCCAATAAACGTGGCGCGGCCCTTACGGTCGGCAAGGCTGGGACGAATTACAGTGGGCCAAGCATTGGCCGGGAAGTCAGCGGGTTCATCAAGCACAACGCTGTCAAAATACAAACCACGCATCGCATCGTAGTTATCAGCGCCGAATAAACGTATGCGGGAACCATTAGGGAAATCCACACGCAATTCGCTTGCATTGGCAACAGCACCATCAATATCTTTTGTATATTCGAGCAAGTAATCCCAAGCGATAGCTTTCGCCTGTCGGTAATACGGCGCAATGTATGCAACCCGCACCTTTTCGCGCGGTATTGTTAATGCGTCCCGTATTAGGTCATTTATAGCCGCAACCGTCTTGCCAAAGCGCCTGTGGGCCACGATAACCGCCCAGCGTTCCTTTCGTGCATGATATGGCCTTACATGGCGTCTCGGAAGGTAATCAATTGTCCTTGTCTGCATCGTTTAGCCATTTGTAGGTAATAATATGCTCACCATCAGTTCCAGAGCCGTTTACTTGCATGGGCAGAACTTTTCCCATGAGGTTCATAAACCCACTAGGATTTTCCATAGCTTGAAATTCAAGATAAGAAACCATCCCGCCATCACCAATCGAGTTTCCAGCTTTTTCAGCGGCCATTAAAATTGCATCTTTTAAGAGCTTTGTGTTTTTATTTGGAACGCCTTTTTTTCTGCCTTTACCACGATTGCCAGCGGCCTTTGGTTCCGCAGATTCCCCTACTTTAGGGGAAATATCATCTTCATTCATCGTTTACGTCCTTTTCAGGGTGCGCTAATAAAAAGACAGAGGGAAGTTTTGGGAGGATTTCCCTCTGTCATAGGTGGCGGTCAACAACAGGACAAGTTGACCAGAGCAGACTGTCTGGAAGAACAGTATCTGAATTTAAGCATACAATTGCTCATTTTGCAACCTTGCCGCTTTTTTGTACCGATTAAGATCAACCTCAGTAATCATACCAGTCGCCAGCATAGACTGCGCCCGTTTGCCGCTTAACCACGTTTCACAAACTGGATGACCGCCTTGGATGCGCTTTGCATTAATTGTAACCGGGTTTAAAAGCCATTCGCTTTCACTGCTTTGATTTGCAAAAACATGCTTGGCTTTTCGTATTTGTTGCGCCGCTTTCGATAGCTCTTTAGCTGTGGGCCATGTTCGAGTTTCTAAGTTACCCAACACCGCCTCTTCAAATTCATCAAACCATTCGGTCAAACCTTGGCTCGGAGCTAATTTGTTTATGCACTTGGCAAGGAACGTGGCTTCATCCTTAATTGCTTGTGCTTGCCCTGTCAGCGCCCGTGGTGGGTTAAGGCGGCTGAGAAGTTTAAGTGTTAGTTCCTGTATCTGTTCATCACGCATTTGGCTTTACCATTTCTGCAAATATCTTATGCACTAAGTTCTGTTGATCTTGTTCGCTGTCTGCTTGAGCGAATATTTCATCATCCCATCTTTCTTGATTTAACCATGTAGCTGGATGCGGGATAAACTTTTTGTCTTTGCCATCTACACTCGCCGCAAACAAAGCGGCTTTGGAAATAATAACATCAGGGTCGGTCTTTGCAACTGCAACTTCCCAAGCCTTTCGTGCCGATCCTTTTGCCGTCTTTCTTGGAAAGGATTTATAAAAATCATCAAACTTTTCGACCAATATATTATCTTCTATTCCAAGGTTCTTTCTTCCAAGGTTATTCATGCGCAGATTTTGCGTATGCCCATGCGCAGATTTTGCCGTAGGTATACGCAGATTTTGCGCATCGGTCTGGAAGTCTTGGGAACTCCTGAGAATTAGCTGGTAGCTATTAGAAGTCTTGCCACCTTCTGGGCGAAACCTTTGTGTCACCTGTATAAGGCCAAGCTCTGCTAAATCAGATATATGTTTCTCAACAGATCGCCGAGACATTCTACAAACCTTCGCCAGCCTGTTTATGCTAGGAAAGCACAAGCCAGTTTCTCCGTTGTGGTGGTTAGCTATCCAATACAGAACAATCTTAGGGGCAGGGGCTAAATCCTGCTCCATAGCAAGTGCCGTCATTTGGTGAGACATTACCCTTCCCTTTCAAAGTATTCCGAAACTTTCTTCACAGTATCATACTGCATATTTTCAGCCCCGGTTAGAAATTTATATATCGTCGGGCGCGTCAAACCTGTTTCCCTAGCAATCTTGCTCATGTTTACGTCAACCAACTTTTCACGAATTTCGTCTGGCGTTAGCATTTAAATCTCCATCAATTATTTGCAATTTATGCTTTACACCCGCATTTATCTATTGTAAACCCCAAGATGCAGACAATGGGAGAAATAACAATGAACGCACAAGATAAAGAGTTATTAATTAGCAATATGTATACATTGTTAACCGAACACTGGATGGAAGTTTCGAAAAAATTTGAACAGAAAGAAATTAGCTTTGACGAATACAACAAGCTAAACTTTCCTGTCGGTGCAATCGAAAAAATAAGCAAAACAATAAGAGACTTTAAGGGAGATCAATAATGACCGAGATTAAAAAATTCCACGATGCTATGGAGCTTGTCAGTGAGTTAAACAAATCTCACGGCGTTATGCAAAAGGGCGGCAAATCATACACAGAGGTTTCCACACGGATGGAAGCCTTCCGCATTACCTTTGGCGGCAACTACGGCATCGAAACAGAGTTGGTTTATAATGACCAGCAAACAGTGGTGGTTCGAGCGATCATTAAAGACAAAGACGGCTTTATTGTTGGATCGGGACTTGCGGAAGAAATACGCGGTTCATCGTACATAACCAAAACATCAGCCTTGGAAGTTTGCGAAACATCTGCGATTGGACGCGCATTGGCTTCGCTTGGGCTACATGGCGGCACATATGCTTCTGCTAACGAAATGGTGGGTGTTGAACGCAAAAACGAAACAATAGCGCCAAAGCATACCCCAATGAGCATAGCGCCAGAAGACCGGGTGCAAGCGGTTGTTGATTTCTATAGCAACGGTTGCAGCGCGGCTGCGTTTGAAAAGTTTGAACCAAAATACGTCAAAACAATAAACCAAGTCGGTCTTTCAGAGGAAGACTTTAACCGCATGGTTGAAGCCCATCATGATCGCAAAAAGGAGTTAGAATTATGAAAGTCATTACAATCGCAGGGACTGCAACCAAAGATGGTGAAGTTAAAGAGGGGGGAATGGACAAGGCTGGACTCGGTTCGTTCTCGTTAGCCGTTGACGATGGTTATGGTGCAAACAAATCAACCATGTATTTTGACTGCACGTTTTGGGGCAAGCGCGGCATAGCCGTTGTTCCATATGTTCGCAAAGGCTCCAAGGTTACTGTAAGCGGAGAGCTTACACAGCGTGAATACAACGGCAAAACATATCTGGGCGTAACGGTTAACAATTTAACGCTTCAAGGTTCTAAGGCGGCTCCCAGCGCCCCTGATAACCATGTGAACCCTGTTAACTCTGCGTCCGATGATATGGACGATGAAATACCGTTCTAATGAAAGTGCCTAAAATTCAAGTTGAGTTGAGGGATGGGCAGTTACTGCCTGTTTCTCAACATGACGCAGAACGTCTTGGAGAGTGCAAATTTGGACAGCTTTTTAATCTGTCAGTGACCGGGACAAGATCAAACCCGCATCACAACCTGTATTGGTCAACGCTTAAGACCGCGTGTGAAAGCACTGGTATGTGGCCCACAGCGCAGCACTTACACCATGAATTAAAATTGGTTTGCGGCTATTACAAGACAACCATATCGCCGCTTACGCACAGCATAGTGCGCCATGTGGACAGCACAGAATTTAGAGCAATGACACAGGCTGAGTTTATGACGTATTTTGAACTCGCCATGAGCAAATTAGCAGAGGCAGTTGGTTATGACCCAATTCAAAAGTGAACAAGTATTGAGATATTCAGATGAACAGCTAATGATCCGAGCTATGCCTTGTCCGGTTTGTTACGCTAAACCAAGGAAGTTTTGCAAAAGAGAGCCAAACAAAAATGGAATAATTAAAAATCACAAAGAAAGACAAATTTTGTTTAACGAGTTTATTAAAAGTTCAAATGAAGTTGGTGGTATTCACTTACATGGCAGGGAATTGCACTTAACCACTAAATGGGCAAAAAAATACTATGATAAAGAAACGGAAAAATAGATGGTAATTAAACAGAGGGTCTTTACTTATATTTGTTGGCAGCTAGTGCCAACTGAGGATTAAATGGAATTAATGTGGTCAAACCCTAAAAAACCAAAGGAAAAGAAAGATGGAAACTATCTGCAAGAAGTGCGGCGGAAGGGGTGTTGTATTTGTGAGCGATTTGGAGAAGTGCAGCAAAGCCCAACGGCGGCTCACCATCCGATCCATGATCGATTTAGCCGTGCGAAGCGAGGTGACAGAAGTGCGATCCCGCTTTGCGAAGGCCATCACCAAGGTCTCTGGGATAATACAAAGGTAGCCATTCACAAAGAGCCTCAAAAGTGGCGCGATCTTTACGGGCCAGATTACTCCTATTCCCAGCAGACCGATATATAAAGCACCGGGCCTCTGTCGGGGTGACAGAACACCTTTTTAGCTTTTACGCTGTGAACTTGCTTATCATCCAATATAACGCCCTGCGGCCCTGATATGCCGTCTAAGGCCGCTTTAAGTATATTATCTAAGTCTGGCTTTGTGGTGTGTCGGAAGGCATCAAATTCAGCGGCAATCTTTTTAGTGTTTGACCAGCTTTTCGGGATGTCCATAAAAGCAACCATATCTATGTGAACGGGCCTGTTAGTAGGTTCTAATCGTTCCCGCTGCATAGCAGCCCACGCAGCCGCCTTAATGCGCTTTTCATACTCTCTAGTCTTCTGAGGCGTGTAAACGTGACCAAAACGGCTCATGCGCGGTCTGGCCTTGCCTTGGGGTTGTCCCTCTACCTCAATTTCAACACGGTACATGGCGCATTAATAGTTTTTTTAAAAAAAGTTGTAAATCCCCCTTGCAATAGTGTAAAACGCAATATACATATAATGTATAGACAGAAACAAAGGAAACGACAATGACACCAATTACGCTTCAAGAAGTACGGGTCGCCGCCCATAACGCAGCATTTATCGCAAACTGCCAATGCCCTATGCGCTACCGCAATACCAAATGGGAGCAGGTATGGCGAGAACTTCGGGCAGAGGCTTTTGAGCGCCTCAAAGCGGCATAATAAACCGGGGAGCTTCGGCTCCCCACAAACTTGAAAAAAATCCAATTGTAAAAGGAGAAGATCATGAACCGCAAATACAGTTACACTTGGCTCGTAACCGCTCCACACCAGAATTCTCGTAGTGGGTTTTCTAGCAGACGCGATCTGGCTGAGAGGGCGGCAAAAGCAGCCGCGTCCAGAATTATAAAAAAGGTGAACAGGATGGAAAAATATTGCAAGAAAATGGAAAAAGTCTTCAGCAAGTACGATGCAGATTTTCTTGCTAAAAACATAATCAAATCTAACGAAATAAAAAATGGAATTAACATTGAAGTTGTGAAGATCAATCAATGTTCAGATACAAATTAGGGAGAAACAAAATGGAAACCCAGACAAAACAAATTCTGCAATACATGAGAACGCAGCCAATAACCGCAATCGACGCCCTGCAATACATCGGATCGTTTAGGCTCGCAGCACGGATTAAAAACTTACGGGATGAAGGCCACGATATTCACACCGAAATCATCACAACCGATAACGGTGCTAAAATTGCCAGCTACAGTTTA